TGGAGTTCCAACATTTGATTTTAGTCGTTCATAATAAGAACGGAATTGGAATGTTTAACAAGCCCTGCCTTGTGCAGGGTTTTTTCTTGTCTATTAGGTTAGAATAAAATTGTATAAATTTTTATCATGACATCTAGTCCTAAACCAGCAAAATCATTTATGAGGGCAATAGATCGACTTAAGAAAGCTGCAAATTTAGAACCCACAAGAAAAGAAGTTGAATTATCTGATGGGACAGTCTTTGAGATGTGGGTTGCCCCGTTAACGATGGCAGAAAGAGAAAGAGCACAAAAAGGATCTAAATCTGGTGATGCTAATGATTTTGCCTTAAGACTATTGATTTCTAAAGCACAAGATGAGAATGGACAAAGGCTATTTGCTATGGGTGAAATTGATGTATTAAAGAATGAAGTAAGAGATGCTGATCTTCAAGCTTTAATGCTTGCCGTTATTTCTGATGAAGAGGAACCTCTTGACCCAAAGGACTAAGTAAAGAGCTTCGTAAAGATACTTTGTTGATGCTTCAATTTGGCATTGCTAAAGAGTTAGGGAAGTCTCTTGCAGAAGTTAGGCAGATGACGTTAGAAGAAATCATAGGTTGGAGTGCCTATTTTCAAGTTCTTAACGAAGATCAAGAGGAAGAAATGCAAAAAATCCGCAGACGTAGGTAAACTACGGAGAACGAAGGATTTTAATCGTGTCTATAGAGTCAAGGATAGATATTGTCGTCAAGAATTTAAACCAACTGAATAAGTTGGCTGCGAATTTACAAAATATAAATAAAACAAATGAGCAGTTAGTTAAAGGATTAGATAAAGTTCAAACTGGTTTGGATAAAATTGGGACAAAAGGTTTTAAAAATTTAAATAGAGAAGCAAATCAAGCACTTAAAACAGTTCAAAAGTTGAGCTTGGGTTTAGCAAAATTGTATAGGCCAGGCAGGGCTACCGAAAGAAGAGGCCTTTTGCTCGGTGGCTTAGGTGCTGCTGGTGGATTAGGCATGTTGTCTTCTACTGGTGCTGGTAAAGCAATTGGAGGAGCAATGGGGGCTGGAAGTGCTAAAGCTGCTGGATTTATGTCAATGATTCCAGGCCTAAAAGGAGCTGGTGCTGCTTTAACTGCTACGACTGCAAAAATTGCAGGAGTTAGTAAAGGCTTGGCTGGTTTAGGTGCATTAATGGCGGCACAACCACAGTTGCTTGGTGTTGCTATGGCGGCATGGTTGGCTTTTGGTAATAAAGGTTTATTTAATGCAGCCAAACAAGCAGAAAAAACAACGGTTAAATTATTTGGTTTAGAAAATACGTTAAAAAATCTTAAAAAATCTACAGGTATCTTTGGGGCTAGACCATTAGTAGATTTAGGCGGCTTGAGTTATGAATTAAATATTAGTAGTGATGCTGCTAGGAAATTAGAATTAAGTGTTAATGGAGCAGCCAAAGCATTAACAAGAATTAGAAATAATAGAAAAATTATAGAAGGTAGTGGGTTTGCAGAATTTAGTAAAAATGTTCGTGGAGCAGGATATAACAGAGTGTCTAGTCGTAGTGCTAAAGAATTAGCAATAAATAAAAGAAAAAACGATTTATTTATTCAACAAGCAAATAATTACGAAAGACTTGTTAGTGTTGGTGGAGAGATGTTAAATATTGAAGAAAGAATTGAACTGGTTCAAAAACGAAGATTAGAAAATTTACAAAAAAATGATCCTAATCAAAGGAAATTAAATAATCAAAGGTTTAGAGAGAATTTAATGTTAGGAGCAGGTTTCCCTATGTTGTTTGGTGGAGGAGTAGGTTCTGTTGGTGGTGGTATTGCTGGTGCAGTTGCTCAACGAGCTATGGGAACGAGTGGTGGTTTTGGTGCTCAAATTTTACTTAGTGCGTTAGGTCAACAATTAGATACTTTTGTAGGTGAAGTTGCTCAGTTAGGTAAAGCTTTTAACAAAATAAATCCAGATGTAAATGCTGTAATTGCATCTTTAGGTGAAACAAATACTGCTTACGGCAAACATTTAGAAATGCTCAAAAAAATAAAAGGAGACGCAGCCGCACTGGTAGAGACAGAAAGAGCTGTAGCGTCAATTATTGGAGAAGCAGGATTAGGCAAACTAAAAGAATTTGGTCAAGACGCTACCAATTTAGGTAATGCGTGGCAGAAAGTAATTCTTCGTATGCAAGCTTCAATTGCATCTTTAATTACTAGAACTGGAATATTGAAAGCATTATCTCAATCAATGGAAAAAGGAACAGCTTTCCAAAAGGCTAATCTTGCAATTATAACAGGAACAGCAAGTCCAGAACTTCAGAAATTATGGGCTGCATATGAGAGACAAAGCACCGCAATGGGTTCATTAGAAAATATCCGACGAAATGCGATTACTAGGCCACTTAATGAAGATGGAAGTTTTAAATTCCCATCTCAAAGAGAATTAAGACCTATGATCGCTGATCAATTCTTAAAAGATCAGAAGAACTTACAGACAGGTAATCTCTTAGGTTCTGGAGCAGATAAATTGGCTTTATTAGATGAAGAAATTAAACATTTAGAAAGATCATTAGAAATAGGAACAAAGAGGGCAGGAATAGAACAAGAAATAGCCGAATTTTACAAAGCTCAAGGTAAAAATGTAGAAGAGATAGCTCCTAAAGAAATAGCAAATTTACAAACAAAATTTGAACAGAGAGATGCTTTAAAAGAACAATTAGAAATGTGGGCACAAATTAAAGATGTAATTGCTGGTGGATTAACTAATGCAATTACAGGATTAATAGAAGGAACAAAAACTTTAGGGGAAGCATTGTCTGGAATATTGAAACAAATAGGTCAAATATTGATACAAAAAGCTTTAACAAGCTGGATTGGAGGATTGAATTTCGGAAGTGGAGGAGTGGCTTCAGGTGGAACTGGTGCGATGGTTGCTAGAGATAATGCGATGTATGGGAATACTTTTCCAGCAGGATCATTCTCTACTGGTGGAATGGTCACAAGACCAACCGTAGGACTCGTAGGAGAAGCTGGAGAGGATGAATACATAATTCCTGCATCAAAGATGGCTGCAAGTATGCAACGCTACTCAGCAGGTGCTAGAGGTGAGTCTGTTATTCCTGGTACTGGTTCGTCTTATTCAGGTGGCGGTGCAGGAGGATCTACTACTGTTAATTATTCTGGTCCTATTCTTCACTTTAATTCTGAAGAGTTTGTTCCTAAGTCTGCTGTAGGACAAATTATTGCAACTGCTACATCTCAAGGTGCAAAAGCTGGAGAAAATAGAACTTTATCTACATTAAGGAATAGTAGAAGTGCTAGATCGAGGTTAGGAATGTAATGACTGTTGTTGCCTTAACTGCTTTTGTTACCGTCAAGAAAAAAGATGGAACAGTAGAACATAAATTCCAAAACGGAAAACATACTGCTG